TTCAAATCGTAGAAAAAAACATTACTGATCAAGTAGAAAACAAACGTTTTAACTTACCAAAAGTAATTAAATTGTATTGATTATTACTTGTTTAAAAATGTATTAAAAAATATATTGTTGTGTTTATATTAGTCTGATAAGATGTTGTATAAATACTCTGTTTTATTTGCCTCTGTACTGCCTTATAGACTCTATCTATTCCCTTATAGACTCTATCTATTCCCTTATAGACTCTTATGAGTACCTCAATTAAATGGTGATATTTATAGTCATCTAAGGCTGCATAAGTATAGCACACCTCTAAAAATCTGTCAACCCCCCACAAAAACTCTAAGAACCCAGCAAAAGTTTTCCACAGGTTTCGGAGTAAACTCAGTGTTTGCAATGCTTTATAAGAATTGCCCTGTGGAAAACTTTATAAAATCTGTGGAAAAACCTGTGGAAAACTATGTCAACCTGTGGAAAACTATTAGAATCTCAGCATGAGTCTCTGATGTGGTGTGCCACTTGTGAAACTGGCACAGTAAATGAGCACAGACCCCGATCTGTGGTATTATTAAAGGGTGGAGGGAGTGCCCACCACAAGTTCACAACACTAACTCAAACAAAATGCAAGTTCAACTCTCCCGTGATCTGATGCTTGGTATGCTTCGCAAGGGGCAGATTGGTTCTCAGATTCTTGCAATTCTTGATGTAATTACTTCCATGGACCCTGAGACTTCTGAGGATGAGGAAGTGCCTGCTGCTGCCTGATAAGATCGTTCATCACTTCGATATAATGCAACATCGTTCACTATATCTGTGGTGAAATCATTATCTTCGTGGTACAATGCATCATGAACAGTTCGTCTATGAAGTTCGTTATTAAACAACCTCTGAGACAATGAACTTCGTGGTAATTCTCATACGTGGGGGACTTCGTTATTCTGAACTCCCAGAGAGTTACTGAGTTTCATACATTTGCCGCAGTATAATACAAACTGTTCGTCCATTAAGTTTTCTTAATGTATGGACAGTTTTTTATACTATTGACAGCACATAGAAGTTCGTGGTATAATCTTAGGGCAATCAGTTCGTTATATGAATTGTAGTTGCTTCGTGATTGTGTTTTTATGATGAAGTTCGTCAGTATTTCATACGTGGGGGACTTCGTTATAAAAATCACACAGTATTGTTAATATCTTATACGTGGGGGTGTTGGGTATAAAAATCACTCTTCGTTGTTATACACGAATAACGAAGTCTTCGTTGATTCTTATTAAACAGCACTGTTTAATTCTTATTGGCAGTTATTTCTGATTGTTGTTGATTGTTATTATAAACCGATGCCCCCGATATATAAAAACAAGGGTCCCTTATAAGCTATAAACGTTCACCAACGGGCATTCAATTGTCACTCACTTAAAAAAATTCCGAGGGATAAAAAGAAGTTTCAAAACCTCGTGCCCTAAAAAAATTTTCCGAGAAAATTTGAGAATTCTGTAAGATTTTTGCAAGGGGGGCACCTCTCAGAAAAGTCGAAGAATCAGAATTACTATATAATCTTTGAAAAGATGTAAAGAAGAATAAAACATGGAATTAAATTTCGATGAATACGAGAGAGACTTGCTGATTGATACAATTCAGTATAGATTAGAATCTGACGAGGAGTTAATTTTAAGTGAGAGTTTGAAGGATGAATTACAGGACCTTCTCAGAAAAGTAGAAGACGATGAATACTTATAATGTATCAGTAAATGGTAAAGAAGTACTTACACAAATACATTCAGAGGAACTTGAAGGATCTCTTAAAATATTGAGAGGATTGGTATGGGCATCTGGTGGATCTGATAAGGATATTGAAGTATTTCTAAATAACACAGACACGACGACTTGACTTGTTGTGGTATAATAAAAGTAGTTAATCAATGAAATTTTTATGGCAAAAGGTTTTACAGTAAAAGCAAAAAGTCCTGAAGTATCTTCTGACGAGTTTGATATCAGTGCAGCAAAAGAATCAATTAGAGGTAAGTCGATTGTATTCTGTTTACCTGGACGGGGAGTTTCATATACATATTTGAAGAATTTTGTTCAGTTGTGTTTTGATCTTGTACAGAATGGTGCGAGCATTCAGATCTCACAAGATTATTCTTCCATGGTGAACTTTGCACGTTGTAAAGTACTAGGTGCAAATGTTCTTCGTGGACCAAAGCAAGTACCTTGGGATGGAAAACTTGCATATGACTACCAGTTGTGGATTGATAGTGATATTGTTTTCAGTACTGAAAGTTTCTATCGTCTCGTTGCAATGGATAAAGACATTGCTGCTGGTTGGTACTGCACAGAAGATGGAAAAACCACGTCTGTTGCCCACTGGCTCGAGGAAGATGACTTCAAGAATAATGGTGGAGTTATGAATCACGAGACTCTTGAGAGCATTTCTCGTCGTAAAAAACCCTTTACGGTTGATTATACGGGATTTGGATGGGTTCTGATTAAGAAAGGTGTCTTCGAATCTCTTGAGTATCCCTGGTTTGCACCGAAGATGCAGGTCTTTGATAGTGGAGAGGTTCAAGATATGTGTGGAGAGGACGTTTCGTTCTGTCTCGATGCAAAAGAAGCAGGTTTTGAGATTTGGTGCGATCCTCGTATTAGAGTTGGACATGAAAAGACTCGGATTATCTGAGAATCTTTCTTGACGAACGTTTCTGAAACTGTTAAAGTGTCTTTCATAAGGCACTTTTTTTATTCTGATGTGTTCTTATTGCGTTTTTAAGTCTTATATGCGTTAAAAATGCGTTAAAAAAACCAAATTGGAGATATTGAAGTATGGCAATGAATAAAAAAACGATGAAGATCGAACCAAATCCCAAAAATACTCGACAGGGACAAGGTAAAAACACAAAATATGCTGCAACTTCACGAAATCGAGCAAAAAAAGCATATCGTGGACAAGGAAGGTGAATGTATTGTCTTGAAGGGAACGACGAGTGGACTCAATTAGACCCTCAAGACATCTGGGTATACAATAAATTACAACTAAGTGCCCTTTTAGGGTATCAATGTGGTCCCGTAGGAACGTCCGTACCTTCCTCGGGACTTTATATTGTCCGTCCAGTGATGAATTTCTTAGGAATGGGTCGTAATTCTCGAATCGAATACTTAAAAAGTAGTACCGATCACCTACATCCAGGTGAATTTTGGTGTGAAGTCTTTAAAGGTGAGCACTTAAGTGTTGATTTTTACAAAAAAGAATGTGTTTTAGTCGTAAAGGGTCATAAAAATCATAAAAATCCACTATATAAATGGTCATGTTGGTCTAAAATTAATAAGATAATCGGATTTCCTCCGATTTTGTCTTCATTAATTGGAAATTATGAGTGGATTAACTGTGAATTTATAGGAAATAAGTTAATTGAGGTGCAATTGCGTCGAAATCCAGATTTTCGATATGAAAATACGATTGCAATACCTGTATGGAAGGGTGAAAAAGTTAAAAATATGAAAAATTATCGTTTTATTTCTGATCCTGACTATCAGAGAGAAGGATTTTATGTAAAATAAATACTAAATTGGGAGATTTATGTAAATTGGAAAAATTCTCAATGGGTAATCACCTCTTACTAGAGGTTTATAACGTAGAATATACATTACTTAACACTTTAGAACCGTTACTAGAAGTCATGCAGAATGCCGTCTGCCGTGCTGGTATGACCATTCTGAATACTTCTAGTCATGTGTTTCAACCACAAGGTCTAACGGTCGTTCTAACCCTCTCTGAGAGTCATTGCTCTTTACATTCATGGCCAGAACAGGGTTGTGCTGCAATAGATGTTTATACTTGCGGTGAAGGAAATCCAAAAATAGTTGCAATTGAACTTTTAAAATATTTTAACTCAGAAAACTATAATCTTCGTGAGTTAGATAGATAAAGTGTAGGAGATAGCAACCTCCTTTATAAAAGTTCTGTTTTTATTTTTAAAAACAGGAGCTAACCAATGTCAAATTTACCAGTAGATAGAGATTCAAATTATATGAGAGAAATGTGGGGAACCGCAAAATTAGTGACTGACTATCAGGCAGATTCAAAGGTATTACAAGAAGTTGTTCATGATATGGCACCTTCTTATCGTTTGACAAAACAATCAGAACTTCATGAAAGAATTAGAAATGATGAAGACTATGATGATTGGAGTTATGGACTAGAACCTTCTTATACAAATCATCCATAATTTTGTAACTTATCAAAAACATCATAAATATTCATGATTATTTCTTTATAATCTAAATGGGTCTTAAGATTTCGAGGGCATTTAAGGATATTAGTCTGTCTTTTAGTAGACATCCTGTGACTAATGATATTCTTGTCCTTAAAAATGAAGACGCAATTAAGAAAACAGTGATTAATTTAGTCAGAACACGTATTGGAGAGAGGTTCTTCAATAGTTTATTGGGGACCTCTATTGCAGATGCATTGTTTGAACTTGCTGATCTAGATTATGTAACTTTATATAAAGAAGAGATTTATAATGTCCTAAGAAACTTCGAACCCCGTGTCAGAGTTAATAATGTAGAAGTTCAAATTGAAGATGATACATATGATTTAAATATTAGAATACAATATGATATCATTGGATTGCCATTTCCAGCACAAGAAATAGAATTTTTACTTCAACCGACTAGAATATAATGTCATTCAATCAGTTTACCAATTTAGATTTTAGTTCATTACGAACTCAAATCAAAGAATATTTGAGATCTAACAGTAATTTTACTGACTTTGATTTCGAGGGCTCTAATTTCTCAACTCTGATTGATCTATTAGCATATAATTCTTATATTACATCATTTAATACGAATATGGCTGTCAATGAGGCATTCATTGATAGTGCAACCGTTCGTGAAAATGTTGTATCTCTTGCTAGAAATATTGGATATGTTCCACGTTCAAAAAGATCTGCAAGAGCAAATATTTCATTCTCAGTAAATACTACAGGATTTAATTCTAAGACTGTAACTTTAAAAGCAGGAATTGTAGCATTAGGTGCAGTTGAAAGTGGAAATTATATTTTCTCTATCCCACAAGATAAAACGGCAGTAGTTGATAATAATAATATTGCTACATTTACTGATATTCCCATCTATGAAGGAAGTTATCTAACAAAGTCATATGTATTAGATAATTCACAAACAAATCAAAGATTTATTATTCCAAATGCTAATGTAGATATATCTTCCGTTAAGGTTTACGTTACTGATACCAAAACAGAAGAATACAAACTATACTCAAATATTTTTGAAGTTGAAAGTACCTCTAGAATCTTTTTGATTCAAGAAATCGAAGATGAAAAATATGAGGTTATATTTGGAGATAATATTTTAGGAAAGAGACCATCAAATGGAAGTTCTATTGTTATTAGTTACATCGTAACTAATGGTAAAGAAGCAAATGGATCTTCTAGTTTTACATTTTCTGGTGTATTGATTGATAATAATCAAAATAAATTAACTACAGGAATATCTGATCTATCAACCACACAATCTGCAGAAAATGGTGATGATATAGAATCTGTAGATAGCATTAAGTACTTAGGACCTAGAGTTTATTCATCTCAGTATAGAGCAGTCACTGCAAATGATTACAAAGGTCTAATACCATATATATTCCCTAATGTGGAAAGTGTCACTGCATATGGTGGTGATGAATTAGATCCACCAGAATATGGAAAGGTCTTCATTTCAATTAAACCTAGAAATGGATCATACATATCTCAAATTACAAAAGAAAGTATTAAAAAAGATTTAAAACAATACTCAATTGCTGGAATTAAACCTGAGATTGTAGATTTAAAATATTTGTATGTTGAAATGGATGTAAATGTTTATTATAACAAGAGTTTTGTCTCACGTCCTTTAGATATTCAATCTGCAGTAATTAATACTCTTAAAGAGTATTCAACTTCCACAGATTTAAATTCTTTTGGTGGAAGATTTAAATATAGTAAAGTTATATCATTAATTGATAATGTAAATTCTGCAATTACATCAAACATCACAAAAATAAAGATAAGAAGAAATTTACAACCAGCTTTAAATAGACTGGCAACTTATGAACTTTGTTTTGGTAATCAATTCCATCTTAAGAGAAACAAAAATGGTGATATGACTGGTTATAATATTAAGTCTACTGGATTTAATATAAAAGATGTAGAAGGAACCGTATACTTAAGTGATATTCCAATTGATGATGAAAAGGGATCTATATTCTTCTTTAGAATTAAAAATAATTTACCAGTGATGGTAAGCAAAAATGTAGGTACAATAGATTATAAGAAAGGTGAGATTCGATTAAATCCAGTTATTTTTACAGGAGTGTCAAGTACTGAAGGTATTGAAGTTCAAGCAATTCCAGAATCAAATGATGTCATTGCTTTGAGAGATATATATTTAGAACTTAACATGGCAAATACTGTAGTAAATATTATAGAAGATACAATTGTTTCTGGTGAAAATCTATCAGGATCAGATTATGCAGTAACATCCAGTTATGTAAACGGAGAGTATACAAGATAAGATGTCAGACATAAAGAAAGTAAAAATTCAGAATATTATTGAGA